CGCGCTTAATGGAAAATATCATTAAAGCAAGTGACCCTCGGGTCCTTGTTGGTGATAGATTCCTAGTGCAGTCTGTCGAAGTCTCTGGTGAAGAAAAGGGTATTGAATACCTCTTTCTTCCAATTATCTTAGATAATGGAGACTTTCGACTCCCGAAGAAAGATTCTTCTCTACTAAACCTAAGGTTTAAAGGGAGGGTCTTTCATTTTCTAAGAAAATGGAGAAGATCTCTTTCGGATGACTACAAAGATTTTGTCTCGGGCCGCCTAAACACTGAGGTCGGATTGTCTGTAACAGACGCTCGGATCTTAATGTCCAGGAGCATAAAACAAATCGAAAGGATTGAAGAAAGCGTAAAAGGGATCGTAGATCCTCTTCTACTAGCCTTTCCTCAATTCTTTAATAAGGGAAACAAGCCGATGCAGATGCATCTCCTAAGGAGTGTTCTGAAGACTTGCACCTATAATATTGATTTGGTAACCAAGATGTGGAAGCAGTTTTCTAACTACGTCTACGTTAAGGGATGCCAACTGGTAACCAGGTCAGAGCCTAAGCTCGACATCAATAACATCTTCGGATTCTTACTAAAGAGCAAGTTCGTAGAACCGCTCCTTAGTGGGATAGTCGATAAGAGGCAGGCAAGTATCTTAGCCCACCTTTTATCAACTAGGCAAATGCCATCCGCCGGTAAGAAAAGCCTCGATATTTCTTTAAGAAAGTTCGAGGAGATCACAACGTCTGATTATCAGGCCAGTGATGCTTTTCTCGGTAAAGTAAAATCTACAGCGGCGAAGGTCGGCCGAAAGATTCAAAGAATCCACGGTAAAGACTTCCCGATAGCGGAATGTCACATTTCACTATCACGTGCCGGCGACTTTGATCTATCGATCTTGGAAGGCGGACGTGCTAAGAAGATACTTGAAGATTGCGAACCGATTTTAACGTTTATTCCTGAGGAAGACGAAGAAATCGTACTCGCAGATGCTACTACCCTCAAAACTCCTGCAGGAGTTATGAGATGGAAATCCTGGTTTCGATCTCCGGGCTTCTTAGAAGACCCGAAGTCGAAGGGAGTGTTCGGAGAACTCATCCCGCACCAGGGTATAGTAGTTAAAGATGATATAGGGATACAAGTTGTTCCGGATGCCCGTTACGGGTATGACGAAACAATAGGATCTCAGATCCTAGTTTGTGCCCTTTTGATTGCCCAAGATGAAGGATTTGTTTCAGGTACTGAAGTACTAAAACCTATCCCAACAAGGACCATAGTAGTGCCGGAACCTGGCGGGAAAGCCCGGACAGTATCTACCACTAAGTGGTGGAATATTATCCTTCAGCAATCCCCCGGGAACCTACTAAGGGAAACCTTAC